CACCATGCTAAGGCAGGATGCCGAGGTCATGGGCATGAAGCGAGCAACTGTGATGAACAAAGACGGCACAACACGCAAGTCATTTGCAAGAAGCTGCTCATCGTGCTGGGTTCCTTTCGCTACACATTACGAGTGGATATACAAAGTGATGCGAGAGTTAACAGACAGCATCAATGCCGATGTATGGCGTTTCGACATCCAGGGCATCCAGCAGTTGCAGATCCTAAAGTACAATCCACTCCAGCAGTTCTGGTGGCATTGGGACGCATTCACCTCGGAGGCTCCAGTTAGGAAGCTGACGGCAGTGGTCAACCTATCTGATCCTAGCGAGTACCTAGGCGGTGGGTTGCAAGTTAAGGCTGATCTAGTCAACGGAAGGTTCATCCGCGAACAAGGTGCGGGTACTTGGTTCCCCTCCTACATTGAGCATCGCGCTCGCGCACCTATCTTTGGTACACGCTGGGTGTTGGTAGCGTGGTTTACAGGACCAGCGTGGAAGTAGTCCAACTCAATCCCGAACTATGGATGATGACTCCGAAGGGTGAGGGGCTTGCATTCTTGGTGACTGACTACGGATTAGATCACAACAAGATCTTCACGATCATGCTTAATCACGGCGAGATTCTTGACTTTGATCTTCGCGATTGTCGCAGATGTGAGAACCCAAGTTTCGGGGTGCAAGCACCTGCAGTGCCTAATCCCTATTACAAACAAGGAGAATAGTATATGCTCGGAAAAGACATTGGTAAGAACATTAAAGAATTGCGTGCAGACAATATGAAGAAGGGTAAGGCTCGCGGTGCTGGTGGTAAGGTGCGCGGATCTAAACAGATCCTAGCCATTGCGCTACGTTCAGCAGGGGTAAAGCCTAAGTACAAAATGAAGTCGGCCTAATGCTTGTAGATTCAAAGGCTCGACTCAAATGGTCTCGCGATATACTTCTCACTGCCAGAGAAAAACTGGTAGTAGAGAAGAATCGCGCGGATCGTGGAAGATCGGTTGACATTATCCAGATTATCACGATGGTGGATGCAGCGGCACTAATTGCAAAGGAAATACTGGAGAGCGAATGAAATACCTATCTGTTTGTTCTGGCATAGAAGCAGCATCCAAGGCGTGGGAGCCGATTGGGTGGGAGCCAGTAGCGTTTTCAGAGATAGAAGCATTTCCGTCAGCGGTGCTGAAGCATCATTGGCCGAAAGTACAAAACCTAGGAGACATGACACAACATGAACAATGGAATATACCAAGCGGAACAATCGACCTTCTGGTCGGAGGAACACCCTGTCAATCCTTTTCAGTCGCAGGGCTTAGGCAAGGACTCAAAGACCCAAGAGGAAACCTTATGCTTACATACCTTGCAATCGCTGAACGTCTCAAACCTAGATGGCTTGTCTGGGAAAATGTCCCTGGTGTCTTGTCATCTAACGGAGGAAAAGATTTTGGTTCCTTCCTCGGAGCGTTGGGGGAGTTGGGGTATGAGTGGGCGTACCGAGTGCTGGACGCTCAATGGTTCGGAGTGGCCCAAAGACGCAGACGTGTGTTCGTTGTCGCACATCTTGGAGAGGGGAGTCTTGCCGCAAAGGTTCTATTTGAGTCCGAAAGCGTGCGCAGGGATAATGCGCCGAGCCGAGAAGCGAGGCAAGGAGTTGCCACCAATGTTGCGCCAAGCCTTACAGCTAGTAACGACCCAAGCCGAAGCCCCCAATCAAGCGAAGTAACCCAGCAAGTTAATGCGGTGTTGGAGGCAGTAGCTGAAACCTTGATGGCATCAGACTACAAGGGGCCAGGTCATAATAGGGATCATAATTTTATTACTGAGCCAGTTGCGTACAACATTACATTCTGTGATGCCAATGGAACTAGGTCGGATCGTCCAGATGGTGGTCTATATGTAAATAAGACTGATGTGACAGGATCATTAACAAGGGCGGGTATTGGTACGAATGTTGTGCAACCTATGGCTATTGCTTTTCAAACTTCTGAGCTTCGATTAACAGGAAAACTGACCGAGAAATCTGTTTGCCCAACTCTCAAGGCAAACACAAAGGCTGGCGATACTGAGGTTAAGGTTGTCCTCTACGAAAACCATCCCAACGACAGCCGAGTAACTGGCCCGCACGATGTCGCTCCTAGTTGCGTATCACGATATGGAACTGGCGGTGGGAATGTTCCACTTGTGCAAGAGGCGATTGCCTTTCCAGCAGCAATGAGTGGGACTCAATGCGCTAAAACAAAGAACCTCTCTCCAGCGATTTGCTCTGTGAATCAAACGGCAGTCGCTATGCGTGAGTCTGGTCAAGGGTATTGGATGGAAGACAGCAAGGCTGGAACACTTAGAGCAGAGGGTGAGAATAGGCCAAGCAGACCAAGCAATGTGATTGCTCAAAGTTCAATGGCAGTACGCAGGCTCACGCCAAGAGAATGCGAACGCCTTCAAGGCTTTGACGATGATCACACGATGATCCATTGGCGTAACAAGCCAGCGGATCAATGCCCCGATGGGCCACGATATAAGGCTCTAGGAAACTCTATGGCTGTGCCGTGCATGGCTTGGATTGGTAAAAGGATTGACGCGGTAGAGAAAGCTAAATAGAAAGGAATCATTATGAAACTCTGGATCAATAACACCAACTCAATCCACAAGGTGGATGACAATCTACTTCACACTCGCAACACGTACGTCATTCCAGACGAGTTAACTGGTGCGCTCTGGGACGATGCTGTGCCTTGTCCTCATAAGATTAAACCCTACGCCAAGGGCAGGGCAGCAGGCGGAGCAACCGCAGTGTACCGCGCTGGTGCTATCGGGGATGCTGTCATTGCTACTGCATTCGTGAACTACTTGGTGCAGGAGTCGGGTGGAGTGGTAGATGTTTACGCCCCTGCTCGCAACCTTCCGCTATACGCTGGCATAGGCGCAAAGCTATTCCCCTTGCCTTGCACTCTGGAGGCGTGGGATTCGTATGATTGTCACTTACCCACAGATGACCTGTTCAGTGGTCAGGTAGGTAACACCAAGCTAGGCACTGGCCCAGGCAACTGCTACCAGCGGGTGTACGAGTGGATGGGAGTGTGGGATGAGAAGACGATGGCGAAGTATTGTAGGCCGAATCTGTACCTAATTGAACCAGATCACGAAGAGTTAAAAGCGATGGGCAAGTGGCCACTGCCAGACCCCTACTTCGCCTACCATGTTTCATCTAGTGGACCAACCCGCACCTACCCCCCAGCTATGGGGCAACAGGCGGTGCTGGCGTTGCTGGAAGCCTACCCTAAACATCACGCCGTTATCATTGGCCTAGATAACTCAAACAATTTCAAGGTGGATCACCCTCGCGTGATTGACTTGTTCAACACTACCAAGGCGATTCGTTCCTTGTTCCCTGTGGTTGCCAACGCTGACTTCGTAGTGGCTCCAGATAGTTCAGTCAACCATATCGCTGCGGGGTTAGATACGCCGTGTGTGTCGCTGTGGGGAAGTTACGACCCAGCGGATCGAATGACTTACTATCCTAAGAACGTATCGGTATTCAAACCCGATACTTGTCCTCACGCACCTTGCCGTCCTCATGCTGGTTTGCCACAAGCGAAGTGTAAGGATGCGAGTAATAAAACCCCTCGAACCCAATACTGGTGTAACGCCCTACGAAACATTACAGCGGAAGACATTGTTGTTGCATCGCACAAGGCGATGGAGCTAGAAGAGAACAAATGAATGAAATGAAGAAACACAAGTTTCGTTATGGTGAAGAAGAATACACCATGTGCATTATGATAAATGATTGGTGGCTGGAAGATGGTCCTGCCGATATTCCCACAAGAATGATGACGGCAGGCAATGAGTTTGCGCTAGAGAATGGAATGAAGGAAATTGTAAATAGGCGAGGATTGGAATGAGCTTTGAGAATGGGAACAGCAAGGATGGGAAGCATTACTGGCTTACTCCGCCAGAGCTTTACAATCAACTCAACGAAGAGTTTGCATTTACTTTTGATCCGTGTCCTTATCCGAAGCCAGAAGACTTTGATGGTCTTGACGCTGAGTGGGGTGAATCCAATTATGTAAACCCACCATTCGGCGTGGTTATACATAAGGGCAAGAAGAAGGGTGCTACTGCTTGGGCTAGGAAATGTATTGAGGAGAGCAAGAAGGGGAAGAAGGTTGTTATGGTTTACCCCATTGATAAGTGGGTCTTAATGTTATTGCAAGCTGGAGCCAAGGTGAGAAATCTAAAGGACGTTAAATGGATTGCTACCGAGGACGGATCTGTTGGCCCTGGTACTGGCAGGCATATCGCTTGCTTTGTTCTTGAGGGAGATAAAGAATAATCCAACCCAACCTATACATCGCATGGTACGCAGGGAGATCCTGCGGCTGGTCCTTCTGTGTGTCGAACCACTTGAAACAAAGATGTAGATTTTTATATGACCCCCCAACGCATCGCTGAATCAATAGTCGGGGAAGTCGATTGGCAGTCGGATAACCACGGACTATGCAAATGCCCAGGTGAAGCCGCACACACCAGCCACACTCGCGTGCGAGATACCACAGTGTTCATTGACGGAGCACCTACTATATTCTGTTGGCACTCCTCCTGCACGCCATACCGAGATGAAGCCAACCGCAAGCTGAGGCGTGCTATATCCAGCGACCCGCTGTACAGGTCAACTGTCAAGGATTCCTTGATGGTTTCAGGTGGAACTTCGATACCAAGGGCCTTGGTAATCCAGAAAGATCCAGAGTCGGAAGTACTCGACCGCATTAAGACTATTGCCGAGTCCAACAAGCAACGCTACCTCACGCACTACAACTGGGACCCTGCGGATATGTTCGAGGAATCGCCTACCCCCATCCCAGACGAGCCACAGGCGCAGTACGAGGCCATGTTGTCGCTATTCAAACCAGATGACATCGTGTGGATAGGCGGGGTCAAGGATAGTGGGAATCACCCACTTCACTTCAAGACCGCTAGCGAATGGATGCAGACACCGCCCATCGGTCAGTTTACGACCGCTGGGGTGTTTGCGGCTGGTACTATCAGCCGAGCCAATGAGAATGTTATTACACGCCGTTACTTGGTCATTGAATCGGATGTCTTGACCAAACCGCAGATGGGTGCGGTATTTCAACTCATGCGTGACTTATTCCAAATGAAGTTGTACGCCGTTGTGGATACTGCTGGAAAGAGTTTGCATGGTTGGTTAGAGATGCCCAAGCAGGAATGGTTTGATCAACTTAAAGCTTTTCTTATCCCGCTAGGGTGCGACCCTGCTACCTTCAAACCAAGTCAGCCAGTACGGATGCCAGGTGTAAAAAGAAACGACAAAACGCAGAGTCTTTTATGGTTCTGCCAAGGAGGAAAGTAGTATGATTGAACCAGCAGTAGCACTAGGAATTAAACCCAAAACCGATGAGTGGCCTCCGATTAAACGCTATGATGAATTGATGGTGGAGAAGTTACCAGAGCCAGAGATTCTAATAGCTGGCATACTGCATCAAGGTGGCAAATTGCTACTAGGTGGAGGCAGTAAGTCATTCAAGTCTTGGGCGTTGATTGACTTAGCATTGTCGATACAAGTGGGCGGGTTGTGGTGGGGGCAGCAGTGTAAGCGCGCCAAGGTTTTATTCATAAATTTTGAGATCCAAGAGTGGAGTTTCCGTAATCGCCTAGCTGATGTGGTGAAGGCCAAAAACCTAACCCAAGATCAAGTGGCAGACTTCGATGTGTGGACGCTTCGGGGTTACGCCGCTGACTTGACAACTATCAGACCCATCATCGAGAAGCAGATCGAAGGGAAAGGCTACCAGGCGATCATCCTTGACCCTAATTATATGCTTATGGGTGATCGCGATGAGAATAACGCTGGTGACATGGCAAATTTGATGAATGAGTTTGAGGTTCTGGCAGTTAGACACAATCTTTCTGTCATATTGTCACATCATTTTGGCAAGGGAAACAAGAGTAATTCGGAATCAATTGACAGATTCTCTGGTTCAGGTGTCTTTGCACGCAATCCAGACTCGCTTGTAGTACTTACGGCACATGAAGAGGATGAGAGGAGCTTTACCTGTGAGGTCACGCTGAGGAACTTCCCCCCATTAGACAGCTTTGTGGTGCAATGGCACTACCCACTATTCTTGACCAACTATTGCCTAAACCCAGACAATCTAAAGCGTGCTGGAGCGCACAAAGCGATCAACGATTCTGACCTACTAAAAGCAATGGGAATTAAGGCTTGGGTAGCAAATGATCTTGTCAAAACGATAGCCGAAAGGATGGAAGTTTCGGACAGAACTGTTTATCGCTACATTAAGAGACTGACAAACGCTGGCAAAATCCTAATAGACAACGGATTGTATTCTGCCAATCAAGCCAGTTTCTAGTCACTGACAGCGTTACTGCCAAAAGCACTGACAAGTACACTATGACAAACCCCTATAGTATACATAGAAATACAATCTGCAAAGGAGAGGGGGAAAGGCTCCCTGAATCCGCCTTCCCCCCAACCAATCCGAAGCAGCCTTGAGCGTGAATTAAAAAAAACAAATGGCATCGCGGTCGGCGTGTGATAAAGTACGCAAATGAATAAATCAAAACCTGGTTTGTATGCTAACATCAACGCAAGGCGTAAAGCTGGCACTAGCCGTCCTAAATCAGAAAGCACCATCAAGCCTAAGATCTGGCGTATGATGAAAGCTAAGAAAGGCACGTTCTGAGCCAGGATAGGGATGAGCTTAAGATAGCTCACCAGTTTATCAGTCTGCTGCAACTGGAGAACGCCAAGTTACATGGCGTGGTTAGATTGCTAGGTGGCCTAGTGGACGATATGGAGGCTAACTGCTCCTATGAGGTGTTCGAGGCGCAGTGGGAAGGGTTGACTACCTACGTTAAGGGCTTGTCGGAATTCTTTTGCACCCACCAGAAGGCACTACAATCGCTCCAGGAGGCTTGCCCTGCGGTTTGGGACCAAGATGAGGTAGATGAGACGTGAGTAGCCATTGGTCATGCAAAAATTGGTAGTTAAATGAAAGGCAAGAAGGTTTTAAAATCAATTCCTTGCCACCCAGAAGCCTTGCCACGGGGTCGGGATAGGCAAAACGATAAAAGATGTGAAGCCGAAATAAAGCCCCAAGATTCAAGTTTAAACGCCAAATTCAAGTTTAAGGAGCTAGGCAACCGAGCGTGCTGTTGCCGTATTGGTCGCTAGGCTTCCGTTTGTAATGTCCTTATATACCCGCAGACTACAATATGGATAGGATTCCAGCCCATATCTCAGTCTGGAGTGTAGCTAAACTGCCGTTTATAGTTCACGTTCCCGATAATACATTCCTTATAGTACCCTTATGCGTCTATTTAGCGCCTTTAATGCGACTACGCTTCCGTTTGACCTCTGGCCTGCCGTTCTCTAGCCGCCACTTTTGCCAACGCTCCCGCTGGGTCTGCGCTACCATTTGGTAATGCTCCCGCGACATCTTGCGAGCTTTGGTAATTCCAGTAACGCTCCCGCCCTTACGTCCGATGGACGCAAAGTATTCTTTTATGATTTGATTTTTATCCATTCCTTATGCCCTCCTTATAGGCATTGCGCTTCCGTTTGAATAGCGCACCAGCGCAATCCATTGCAAGACATTCCCGCGCCAAGGGATTGAACCTTAGGCGCAAATATTAAAACTGTTCCTCCACCCATTCCCAATCGGATTGCTTTGTGGAAGACAAGTTATAGCACTTATCACAACAATATTCGCGCCGTGTCCTGCCATGCCATGAAGCGTCATCGCTTCCACAATCACAAGGCACTTTAACGCCCAAGCCGCGCCATCCCTTTAATATTTCAGATGTCAATTCGCTTTCTTTGCTCATTTTAATTATTCTCCATTAGTTCCGCGCCGCCGTTTGAATGGCTGCGCTGCCGTTTGTTAGGTCAACCCAATAGGGTCAATCCATTCCTTCCCCCCTTGCTAGGATGGGAAGACATGGAGCGACTACTTGCGCGGCCTATCCCTAGGCGTGCAGAGCCAGACAAAAAGGCACAGCGCGGTTGCGTGCATCATGCCCAAGGCATACATGGCGGGGTCATTCATGATTTTTCCTCCTTTCTAATAACGGCGGACCATTCCATGTCGTGGCGGATTGCCCAAGCCATGGCGCGCTTATAGGTTAGGAAACGCGCTTGGAATTGGCCTAGCGAATTGTAAACGGCGTAGGATGTCACTTAGTTTGCCCTCGCAATCGCCAAGGCTCGTTTACTTTGTGCGCCGTGGGGAATGAATCCCACGATAACAGAGCGGTCCGCGCGTTGACATAGTCCGCACTTGGCGCACGTTATATCATCGCGCGTCTGCGCGGGACATATAACAACCTTGCGCCCATTGGGGGTGATTCGGTTTGCGTGGCTTTCGTCGGGTAGGATCGTACAAACTGGACCTATGCAAAGATCCGCCAACTTGTCCGCATGATTCAACCCATTGCCGCTTAGATTAATCGTGAACCCACCCTCATTCGCTGCCTTTATGGCTGCCCTATTACTTTCAATAGGTCCCGCTTGGCCCTCTAGAACTGGTTTGTGGGTGTAGGTGAATCCTTTCCTGCCTTGGTTAGCCTTTACAAGATCGCCCAACAATTCGGGCAGAATCTCCTCATTATCACCAGGCAAGTCTCCCGCTTGGTTGTGCCGCCACAATTGACCACGAGGGAGAGAACGGATTTGATCCATGAACTCTTCCCAAACTCCTCCTCTTTCCCCTCTGCTAACCTTGTCCCAATGCCATTTTATAGGGCCTAAGACAAAGCAACCATTTTTCTTTAATGGGCATGAGTCGGGACAAGTAGCCTGGGGAGATGTTGAAACTGGAATGGGACCAGTTTTAGAATTCGCACTACTTAGCGTGAGATGAAACAATGGCGGCGCATCGTTCCAACCTAGGATTCTAGTGGGGTTTTTATTCATTGTGTGTGTTTCCTTTTTTTTGTTTAGTTTTTGCCGAAATATCCTAGCGCCATAAATAGAACGCAAGGGGAGAGGAATAGGATTGCTATTGCTAGGTCAATCATTTTTGACTCTCCATCATGCGCGCGATTAAACTCGCCATTTCTGATCCTGCGGCGTGAGTCTCACGATAAGTTTCAACCGCGCTCCCCGCATAGCGTGAATGGCGCGTGATCTCACGAGTCATCGCGGAACCATCCTCAAAAAGATCCCATAAGAATTGGCGATTCATAGAATCTTGTTTGTCATAGATAGTTTTTCCAGCGGCTTTAACCGCGCTGGATTCGGTGTGTGTTGGGTTATTCATTAGGACAAGATGCATGCTGGTGGCATCATTGTCAACTTTATTTTAATATATTTTAAGGTAGGGTCAACGCATGGAAGAAAGCATAGTGGAGAAGGGGAAGAATGGGCGCGAGATATTCACTTCAGAACTCGCGGATGAAATTGTGGCAGCGTGCGGCTCTGGATTCACACTCGAGAAAGCGGGCGCGTTGGTTGGGGTCAATCCGTCAACCATAAGAACTTGGGCGCAACGTAAGCCCGATTTTGGTAAGCGAGTGGAGACAGCGCGCAAAAAGCATGAATTGTCTCTTCTTCGAGATGTACAGCTTGCGGGGGAGAAGAGTTGGCAAGCCAAGGCTTGGATTCTTGAGCGTGGGTATAATTGGGCGCAACCATCTGCACGCCTTGCAGTTACGCAAGAACACACGCATGGAATATCCTCTAACCTTGCCTCACTCCTAGCGGGGATTGCGGTGAAGAAGAAGGCGCAAGTGATTGACCTCCAGGATGTTAAGGCGAAACCACAACTTAATAGTTCATACAATAGCAATTGTGCGACAAGTGGTACGCAAGATGTTGTCACTACAACACAATTAAAAATCTCTAAGCCTCGCAAGGTAGCCATGAAGAGGCGAAAGCCTAGGGCAGAGAGCCTAGCCAAGTACACCACCACGCCACCCGCCACGCCCCCAGCCCCCGCTTGATACACATAACCCCCCCTAAATTATTGTGGCTCAAAACAAAAAGAGGTCCTAGCACACCACTATGCCAAAACCCCCCAAGCGTAGCCAAGAAGAGGCGTTAGAAGACCTTGGTAAACCAGCCAATTTCGCATCTAACGCATTGGGCATCAATCTCTATGACTGGCAACGGAAGGTATTGACCGATTTACACCCCAGAGACTCGCGCGTAGCCTTACGTGCAGCCAACGGATCGGGCAAGACCAGCACAGTTATTTCGTCTATTTTGATATGGCACGCGCTCGTTTACCCCCGCTCAATTGCTGTAACAACGGCAGGCGTGTACCGACAAGTTGAAAGTCAATTATGGCCTAGCCTGCGCCATCACATTTCTAAACTCGGTGGGGCATGGGAAGTGACATCTGGCGAGATTCGCTACCTCCACCCCAACGGCAACACATCGCGTATTATAGGATACTCAGCCACCGATGCAGGGCGTGCAGAAGGCTGGCACGCTGAAGACCACGACAACCATCCATTGCTCATGGTAGTGGACGAAGCCAAGACAGTTGCCGACCCTCTATTTGAAGCCATCAGCCGTTGCCAACCAACTAGACTGTTGATCGCATCCAGCCCAGGCGGGTCTAGCGGCGCGTTCTACCGCGCCTTCACCAAGGAAGCTGATATGTGGAAGAAGCACTCTGTCACAGCGTTTGACTGCCCCCACATCACGCAGACTCAGATTGATGAGGTTATCCAGCGGTACGGCGAGAAGCACCCGCTGACACGCTCTATGATCTACGGCGAGTTCGTTGACATAGGTTCCGAGAGCCTTGTCATCAGCCTAAACCAACTCCAGCATTGCCTAACCACTCCACCCGCATTCAAGCCTGGCACTAGGGTAGCAGGCGTGGATTTCGCAGCAGGCGGGGATTGCAACGTGCTGGCAATAAGAGATGGCAATAAGGTTCTGCCATTCCTAGCTTGGCGTGATCGTGATACGATGGCAGCGGTAGGGCGGTTCATCGTGGAGTTTAAGAAGGCTGGGCTAGAGCCTAACAACATATTTGCAGATGCGAGTGGGTTGGGTATGCCTATGTGCGATGCGCTGGCAGAGGCAGGCTGGGGGGTTAACCGAGTCAACTTTGGTTCTACTGCCTACGATGCCGATGCCTATACTAATCGGTCTGCTGAGATGTGGTACGGCATGGCAAAGAAGATTGATGGGGCTGAGATCATCCTGCCAGAAGACGATGACCTAACTGCCCAGCTAACTTGCAGGAAAAGCTTGGTCAACTCGAAAGGCAAGCTAGGCGTGGAATCTAAGGATTCGATGCGTGCCAGAGGTCTTGCCTCGCCTGACAAGGCTGACGCACTTGCTTTATGCTTGGATGGTGGCAACATGAGGTTCGACTTGACCTTTCAGATCGAAAGGCCAACTTGGAAATCACTTCAGGCCATGATGGAATTGCATGATCCTGTCATGGCTGGGTTTGAAGCAGGAGGATAAAACTATGAATATATGGAACTGGATCACATCGAATTGGACGGAAGTTGTCGCTGCGGCTGGCGGCATTGTACTCGCTGCTCGTATTATTGTTAAGCTCACCCCCACTCCAGCGGATGATTCGATCTTGGAAAAGGTTGTTGCATTCCTGAAGACTGTCGGGTTAAACATCAAATAAATTTAAGTGATCGGTGCGATACTTCAAATCATCGCATCAGTCCTTCGCCTTATACCAGGTTGGTATGAGAAGCGTGTTGACAAGAACGCTACCGAGTGGAAAGATAATCGTGAGGTTATTGATCGTGAACTTGGTTCTGTTGCTTGGTGGGTGCGCGACAACAAGTCCGATAACGAACACCTCGGGGGCAGTTGAGTCGTTAATGAAAGACGATAGCTACCCTTCGGTTCGTACTGCCTCTCCAGCCATTCGTGCTTGGGCAAAGAAGGCACTTAACTATGTCAACGACCTTTCTTATGAACTTCAAACGGAGCGCAACAAATGAACGCTAAAGATACACGCAGGAATAGTTATTACACACGGATTATTGACTCGCTCAACCAGCGTGAGACTTGGGAGAATCGTCAACGGCTTTTCTACCAAGCTCGCTATTTTGGTGTACGGCGCAAGATTAAGCCTTGGCCTACAGCAGCCGACCTACACGTTCAGTTAATTGATTCTGCTATCGAGAAGCTAAAACCTTCCTTCGTCAATAGCGCAATTGGTAACGACATCCTCTCTAGCTTCGTTCCTATGCGCCAGCAGTTGGCTCCGCTGACAGTCTCAGCCGAGCGTTGGTTCGATTACCAGATGCGTGAGCGTACCAACTTCCAGAAGGAGATTGTTTCCGTCATCGACAACATCCTGCTCTATGGGCGCGGAGTAGCTAAAGTAATCTGGAACGAGGACAAGAAGCGTATTGATTTTGAGGCGATTGACCCTTTCCACATCATCGTTCCTTCCTACACAAAGGAGTTTAAAGATGCCGATTTCATTGTTCACATCATTTCGACCTCAGTCGATTCCTATAAGGCAAATCCGCTTTACAAGCAGGGGGACGAGTTCGTTAAAATCATTTCGGGTAAACCCTCGAAATCAGTGGGCCTACGAAGTGAGATTCAAGACGAGATTTACAGGCGCGAAGGAATTACTCAGGAAGCTGACAATGATCGTATTGTCCTTTGGGAGATGTACACGCCGTCTGAAGATGGATGGAAGGTTGAAACCTACAGTCCTCTGGTTATAGACGAAGACATTCGCAAACCCTTCACGCTACCCTACCGACATGGTGAACCACCTTTCGTAGATTTCCCCTATGAGGTCACAGGGGGCGGTTGGTATAGCCCTCGCGGAGTTGCAGAAATTCTCCTCCCT